GTCCTTTAGGCTCCTGCTGGACCGTTTTAAACTCACATCCGGGAAAATACGGTGTGCAGCCACGATACTCATTTTCTTTACGTCCTTTACTGTCTTGGTACCATCGTTTTTTGTTACCATCTTTATACCCTTGTGCATGTCCGACTGCCATTTTTTAGGCGGTATCTTTGTATAGGGTAATCCGGCAATTGCACAAAAGAATTCCGGTACGCACGAATTATAACCGAACGTAAACGTTCCTTTTGCCGAAGAACCATACAGTGCATGCACATCCTCTATCACAACATGCCGGACCTCGTAACCTTCGACAAAAGCAAGCATCCTATTTGCCGTCTCTATCATATCCACTACCTTAATATCCTTAAAGATGGGTTCAGCCTTGACAAAGGTTCCATCTTCCGCAATCATTGATACAAACCCCTTTGTTCCGGGGTCAAATCCCATAAATACTTTCATGTTACACCTCCAGTCTTGATATTCCGTTTTCTTTTATTACTTTAAGTTGCTTTATCTCGTCATTAAGCTTTGGTACATGCGTAACAATCAATATTGATTGTTTCAAAAACTCCGTAGAAGCTATTATATTTTCTATACCCAAAGAATCGCTGCTTTCCAACACTTCATCCAGCAATAAAAAATCCATGCCTCCATATTGTTTTGTGGCATTAATCATGCTTTGTATTGCAATGATAAGAGCCACTTCCACACGTGCCTGTTCACCGCCCGAATAGAAGAAAAAGCTTTCCATTTCGTCACGGAAAACATAGGGCGTTATCTCCTCTTTCAATGTTCCGTTCGCGTTCCGTTTGAAACCTTCAATCATCAGACGCAAATCGCTTTTCATTTTCTTTAGTACATCATTGGCCGCGCTTTGGATATTCTTTATCTGCTCCATTGCCAAATACATCTTAAAGTCCTTGAATCGGCTATCCCATTGCTGTACCTTAAAAATACCGTTCTTTATGTCAAGAATTTTTTTGTTACCTTCCTCTATGTCCTTGGAAAGTTTTTCTACCGCCTTTTCCTGGTCTTTGATAGAGGGTCTTTCCGCTTTCTGCTTTTTCAGCTCCTCTATATACCCGGTCTTTGATTCAATAAGGGAACGGTTTGTTTCAACCTCTGAACGCATCTTTACAATGGAATTTTCATACCCCTTCTTTTCACGTTCAAATTCCCTTATCCGGTCTTCAACCTCCATCATCTTGTCAACCACTTTTCCACGACGGACACGCAGTTTACGTTCTTCCTCTTCCGTTTCTTTCCTTACATCCTGGTATTGGGAGATAAGGTCTTCCAGTTCGTTTATAGAGGTCTCATATTCGTTTTTCTTTACTGTATTCTTATCAATGGCTGTTTTATAAGCCTCTTTGTCAGCCTCCAGTTCCTCAAAATCCTTGTCAGCATCCATAAAAAACTTATGATTGCAATTAGGGCACACAATGACACCAGAAAGCAATACTTCGACCTTCTGTAATTTCTTCTCATAATCAGCTAATTTCAGCGCATAATCCTTGCGCCTTTCTTCCTTGTTTGACTTGTCTTTCTTTAGTCCGGCTATTTCCGTGTCTATCTCTTTATAGGTGTCCTTGTAAGCATCCATATCAAAGCTTTCAAGTTCTTTACTTACTTCTTCTTTCAGCTTTATAAGCCCTTCGATATCCTTGTCTACGCCTTCGATATCCTTTTCCGCTTTGGGAATACGCATCCTTACAAGGTCTTCAATAATAATTTGTAAAGAATATATTTCTGACCGAATCTCACCTATAATACCCTTTTTCTTTTCTTCCGGGTCTTCGCTTAACACTTGCTGTATCTGTTCCTCATAGGCTTGTTTCTTGCCTTCCGCAACATTTTTCAAGCATTCTTCTTTGTGCAATTCTTGTTCCAATATTCCGACTTTTTCGGAAATCACGCCTTTTGTCTTGTCAATATTGGAGAAATTGACAAAGCGACTTATCAAGGCAAGTTTCTCCGTATTGGACGAACGGAAGAAAGACGAATAATTACCCTTGGTTACGATATAATAGGACTTGGCGTCTTCCGGTGTAATCTCAATCCAGTTAATCACATATTTGTTCGCGTCCAACACAGTAACTACCGTTACGGGCGTCTCTACATCATCTTTCTTTAGGGTTAATGATACTTTGGAAGAACTTTTCAACGGAATTGTACGCTCAATTATCAGCGTTTCTTTACGTTTTTGACAAAATATTTCAACTTTGGTATAAGCTTCTTTCGTTCCTTTACGTATCAGTTTCTTGTCTTCCTTTCCTCTTAGATTAACACCATATATCGCGTAGAACAAGCCTTGTGACAAACTTGATTTTCCGCTACCATTGGAAAGCTGGTCTTCCTCGGTTCGGTTCTCTCCAGTCACTCCTAAAGTCTGCTTTGTAAAGGTGTAATCAAGTTCTTCAAATGACAAAAAATTTCTTAATATCAATCTTTCGGGATACATAACGTCTCTATCAACTTATTTTTAATTTCATTAAACAAATCCTTATCCGATAACGCTTTTTTAGCGTTATCCATTCCCTGTCCTAAACGTGTCTCGCCATAGTAAAACCAGGCACCCTTTTTAGAGCAAATTCCCTCTCTTATAGACATATCTATAAGCTCCTGTACCGTATCAAATCCTACACCGTATTCCAACATTACCTGGCATACACGGAAAGGGGGTGCAATCTTATTCTTTACAACCTTTATTTGTGTCTTATTGGCCGTTGCCACTCCATCGGTCTTTTCCGTGCCTATACGGGCAAATTCCGCTCTTTGAGTAGCGTAGAATTTAAGTGCTTCGCCTCCTGGTGTGGTTGTTGTAGGACCGAATCCCATACCCCCGATTTTCTGCCTCGTCTGATTGATACATAGGAGGATGTTTCCGTTTTTCTTACATACGTTTTTTAAGATACTTAACTGCTGTGACATAAGGCGCGCCACAAGCGCTATCTTTGCATCTCCTGCCTCACCCTGCAAAACAGCTTCCGGCACCAATCCGGCAACCGAATCAAGCACTACCAATCCGATTTCCGGCACCTCCAGCATCTCACGCACGATTTCAAGCGCCTGTTCCGCACTATCCGGCTGCGACATTATCCACTTGTCGCGGCTTAAATCAACTCCAAGTGCTTTTGCATATTCCAGGTCAAGTGCTTGTTCTGTATCTACATACCCCACCGCTTTCCCAAGCGTTTTCTGTACGGATGCACTTAGATGCAATGCCGCAGAGCTTTTGCCGCTCGAAAATCCTCCGTATATTTCGTGTATTCTTCCAAGCGCAAAACCGCCTCCCAATATTTCATCTAATGCCATGCTGCCGGAAGACACAGTGTCTACCTTTATATCGTTGCCTACTACCGCTTCCTTTCCGAAACGTTTCTCTATTCTTCCAAATAATTCTTCCAATCCCATTATAACACCTCCTTTAAAATTTCCATTCCTTCATTATAGGAGTAATCGTTCTGTTCGCAAAATCCCTTGAATTTTTCTGCAATATCGGAACCGGACAAAGCTTTGATTTCTTCTGCTGTCTCCACCTCTTCCGTTTCCAGTTCTACGGACTTAACTTTGACATCCACACCAAGCTTTCTATACTCTTCCTTGTCAATGGAGGAAATTGCATCTTTCGTACCTACGAATTCCACGCGCACAAAATCTTCCTTGTTTTTCTTCTGAAAATCTTTTACAATCTTATCCGCTTGCTTGAAAGTCGTGTTTTCCAGGTTCACAGTAACCTTTCTGTATCGCTTCCCTGTTGACGGAATAAACGCGTATGTAAAATCATCATCCAATAACCAAAACCCCTTTTTATCGTCTTCTCCGAAATTGTTCTGTGTGATGCTTCCAAGGTGTACAATATTTTTACCTATTTCCTGGAAATCGTGATAATGTCCAGAAAAGACCATGCCGAAATTTTTAAACAAAGAAGGTTTTATATCACTTTCTACCTCGCTACCGTCATTATTCCTGCTTCCCTGGAAAGCGATATGAGTAAACAGTATATGCGTTTTATGATTCTTTTCCTTCAACACATCGCCCATCCCTTTTAACCATATCGCATTGTCGAAAAACGGCATAAAATAGCATATTACACCACCTATCTCGAAAGCGTCCAAATCAGTTATCAATCTGAACCCTTTATGATACTTGAACGCATCCAGAAACGACCTGTCCGAACTATAGTCACTCTTATCGTGGTTTCCAGGAATACAATATACTGTGTGTTCCATCCTCGCATACATATCAAGGATAGAGGAGAAAGCATTTAAAACGTCCTGTCTCTGTGATATACGGGAATCGAATATATCGCCAAGCCACACATGATTGGTTATACCGTTGTCTTCCGCTACGTTCAATTCCTGCCTTTGCAATTCCGTTATTTCTTCGATATTGGACGGCTTCAAATGCCAGTCTGTACTTATTATCATTTTCCCGGTCATAATGCAGTTACCTTTAATGTATTGTCAAGATTTTTCAAAACATTATCTTTCTCTACTTCCTTGTCAAAATAGAAGCTTTCCCAGACATTGGATATTTTCAAAGCGATTCTGAACTTCTGAGTTGACTGTGAATATCCCTCGTCATTGTATCTGCTGATAGAGGTAATCTTTATCCTCTTATTGTTTATCTGTACAAACATAATCTTACCAAATTAAATACGTTCCACTCAATCCTACAAACACATCAAAATCTTTATTGAATACTCCATATCCGGCACCTACGGACAACCCTAAACCGAATCTTTTCTTTTTCTCCGGTTTCGTCCACATTGTGACATCGCCTATCTTTCCGGGCAACTGAGACGTTATCTCCATACGGTTATTGTCTCCTATACGCTGGTTTGTCAATAAAAACTTGTTGGTTATATTAAAGTTAATCTTATACTTTGCCAGGTGTGTAGCCCATACCTGCAAGTCATATCCCACCGTATCGGTTTCTTCCTTGAATGTATAGAGGCTGTCCGTTTTCCTCAATTCGGAAACCTCTCTTTCCAGTCCTTCATACTTGTATTTCCATTCAAATTCCACTGCCTCTACAAGTGCTTCCTTTTCCTTCAATTGATTGTACAATTCTTTGTTTTCTTTCTTCAGTTTAGAAAAGCTTTCAGAATTATAAATTTTTGTGTATCGGTTCAAAGAATCAGTATAGAATTCTACTTCATATATCAACCTTTCGTTTTCCCTTGCCTTCTTGATAGATAGAAATAACAATACGAGTAATATTATCATTCCCGAAATGAGAATTATTCTGTAAAGATTTTTCATAATAATAGGAATAATGGAAGGGTAGAAATTACCCTTCCTTGTATGATTTATTTTGAAGTTCTTGCTTTCAAGTTTCTCAACCGTGATGCAATAGAGTTAGGAACGCTTGCTGATGCTTCCCTTTCTTCAACTGCCGTATCTTCCGGTTTCGTCTCTTCTGTTCCTTTTTCTTCGTCTTCCGGCTCTTCGTAATCCTCAAAAGGCAGTTCGCCACCTTCCTGTGCAATGTCGTACCATTTACGGAGTTCGGCTACGGTCAACTCTTCCGGTAATTCCTTGTCTTCGTAGTTATCGGCAATGTAGGCACGGAGTTCTTTTTTGAGGTTCGTCAATGTAGGATAACCGCCTGCTTTCTTTTCCGTCTTTGTTGGCTCTTCTTTCGGTTCCTCCGTTTTCACCTTCTTTGTTTCGGGGGCTTTTTTAGGAGCTTTCTTTTCCTTGATTTCGTCCTCTTCCGGAACCAATTTGTCAAGTTCTTCGAGTTTGTTCAAGAATACGTCGTCCTGGAAAATACCGTATGATTGTTCCTCGTCGATTCTTTCCAATCCTTCCAACTGCATATCCCAGTCTTTACGTGAAAATACGTCCACATACATATCATCCAGGGTAGGCAATTCCTCCATGATACCGAACACTTCGTCTGATACACGGTTTTTAGCAAAGAAATCGTCCCAAGTCTGACGCTTATTAGCATCCGGCATACCACAAGTAATGTCAAAATTTTTCTTTTTGTTTTCGTCCGTGGTGACATTGACAATCAACGGATAACCTTCGTCCGGGTCAGAAAAGATGTCAAGATTAATAATACCATCGTCAGAACCGCCTGCGCGCTCCATAGAAATGTTCTTCATTTTCTTCCACCAATCCGGGCGCAAATCAAGGCGATACACGTCATTTTCTGCCCATACATAAGCCACATAGTTAAGCATGGCCTTCATGCCCCATACCCACTGTTTCTGCTTGTTGCGGTAACCGCTGATGGGATAAAGGAATTTTGCACGCTCGTCCTTGTCCTGGATATCATTTGCCAGGTTATACACATGACTGATATAGGTTAATACTGCATCCTCACCGTTCATGCGGTTGCTGTGGATATCAGAAGTAAAGACGTCTCTTTGTCTAATTTCCTTCTTTCCGGTGTCTTTCCCGTCCTTGTCATATACCGCACATTCGATAGGAAGTTTAACCGTCTTTCTCGGCATATAGGGTTTTCCTGTCAACGACGGCAATACGCGCAATACATATCTTCCGTCTTCGCTCAGATTAAAAAATGAGGCCCTGCCGCCCTGTCCAAAACCACCGCCCATTGTTGCGGCTGCTTTCCCTACTGTTTCGTCAATTGATTCAACACTCGCTTTCTTGTACTTACTTCTGTCAAATACCATAATACAAAATTTTTAAAAATTAATAATCAGTTTTTACTATCTTAAAAGTATTTATCTTTCCTTCAATAAGCTCTTTTTCAAAGTCTTGCGGTACAATCTTTGGCAACAAATTGTTAAGTTTCTTGTCCTTGCTTTGTACTGCCCAAAATAGGGTGTCTAACTTGTCTCGCTTCGATTCTATCTCAATAAGATTCATCAAATTTTTCTGATATTGCTCATTAAGTAATATAGCATCCTCCAGCCCTTTTTCGGTCAGTTTAAATGATTCTCCGTCAATCGTTATTCTTCCTCCATTTGTAGCCGCTTCCCTCCTTAATTTCTTCCTCAAATTAGCTGCAAACACATCACAAAACAGTTTCTCTTCCTTCGCTTTCTTTTCGTATTCAACTTTCATTAGACCGACCTTGTTAAGCAATCCAGATACCGTTACCGCCTCTCCATAAAGATTCGAGTAATTGATTGTCGTAACATCATCGAGTTCTATCTCCTCGTCCTTGTCCGGTGATACCAAAACAACGGTCTTGGTACCGATTTCTACCATAATTTTCATATCAAAAATATTTTACGTCAATACTGTAAACAATGAATTAACATTCGCCTGCAAAATATATTCTCCTCTGAACTTATCCCACACAATCACGCCATTAACCAACAAAATGTTCTTTTTACTACCCCTTAAAAACTCTCCGTATTCTTCAAACAACTCTGGAAAAATAGTTACATTTATAAACTCATAATTACTTTCCAATACTATAGTGGCAAATATACCCTTCTTGCTTTTTCTCTCTATTATCTCAATTACATAACCGCCTATCACGGCACGACGGGTTTTCTTGGAATTTGTGTCCCAAAATTTTATCTGAGACACGTCCTGGAACTCCGTTTCGTCGTCTAATTTAGGCATATGATATTCATTCACCAAATCATAATAATCAAAAAATGCAAAACCGGACGTTCTTTTTTGCTGCAACAGCCACCACCAATTATTACGTTCTTTGCGAACTTTCATAATATTGGTAAGTAAATCCTTATCCTCCAATACTTTGACCCGTTTATTCTCACGATACATCTCAATAAGCGCCAAACGGTCTTTCGGTTCCTGGATATTCTCTAATTCGTCAAATGCGCCTGCAAATATCAAGTTCTCAATGACAGATTTATTTACCGGACTGCCTTTAATCACACATCGGTCTATAAATTCCTCCAAGGAGAAAAACGGACCATTCTTCTTTTTCTCTTCCGATATATATTCCTGCGCCCTTTCTCCGCATTGCTTTACTGCATTGAATGCCCAGTACATGCTGCTTGTCCGGTAATCGGACACGATATTTATATCTGACTTGTTGATATCTACTGGATGTATCTTTATCTCACCGGACTGCTGTATTTCGTTTACATAATAGGGTATCTTTTCATCTTTCGCGAATGAAAATGTAGCACTCCAATACTCAATAGGATAATGTACCTTAAGCCATAGGCATATATAAGCGGTCATACCATAGCATACGGAATGAGATTTGTTGAACGAATATTTTGCAAACTCTTCCATTTGGTTCCAAAGATTTTCCGCGTATTCCTTTGTGACACCCTTAGAAGCAAAATTTTTTGCATAATTAGTAATAAACTTGTCTTTATAAAGTTTTATCTTCTTTAAATCCTTCTTCCCCAAACATTTACGCAAAAGGTCTGTTGTTTCAGAATCAAATCCGGCAAGTTTTTGGGCTAATAACATTATACTTTCTTGATAGACAAGTAGTCCAAAATCTTTCTTCACCACTTCTTCACCGCCTATAGGCATTTCTTCTGTCCAGTCCTTTTCCCCGTTCTTCCGCAAAATATATTCGTTGTGGAAATTGTTTTCCATAGGTCCAGGTCTGTAGAGAGCCACACATGCAGACAGTTCGTTTATGTTTTCCGGTTTCATTTTTACGCAATATCCGGATAATCCTGCTGATCCAAGCTGAAAAACATCTCCCAGCCATCCTTTACCTGCATACTCGAATACCTGCTTATCGTCCAAAGGCAAGCTGTATATGTCAATATCTATTCCGTGGTTCTCCTTTATCAAGCGTAACATTTCCTCGAACTTATCCAACTGTATGATACCCAAAACATCTTCCTTTAGGAAGCCTGCCTCTTCCACTTCCGAACCTTCCCAGTCCGTAACTACAAGTCCTTTTTGTGTATGTACGGGCATCCATTCGTAGGATGTTTTTCCATCTGGCAACACTACGGTTCCACACGCATGCACCGACTGGCTTTTAGGTGAACCAAGAACTACCAACATGTCGTTGAACGTTTCTGTATGTTCCTTCACGAACTTCTTTAGGTCTTCCTTTCCACATACAGTCTTGAAAAACTCTTCTATCGTCTTTTCTTTATCATCTCCAATACAAGCGGTAAACCATCTGTATAACTGTACTGGTATACCGTCTGCACGCGCCATATCGGATATTGCCTCTTTTAATTGGAAGGTAGTATAGGTGCCAAGCGAACAAACCTGCTCCTTGCCGAACCGTTCTTCCATGTAAGCTTTTATCTCGTCCCGTCTTCTGCCGGGAAAGTCGGTATCTATATCGGGCATTGACCCTAATACGGTCTTTGCCCGACGCTTTATTTCAATATTTTTTACTATCATACCATTACTCGTTTATCAGTTCGTCACCTTCTTTTAGCTCTTTCGCTCTGATTATCATTTCCTCGTCATTTCTGATAATCTTTATAAAAGCATTTCCGGATATTTCTTTTTCTCCGTTTATCATTACCACTTCTTCCTCTTCATGCCGAATTAAACGACCCTTTGTCAAAAATCGACTGAATAGGAGTTCGTATTCCAACGGGTTTACATTAACAATACCAAGAAGATAGGACACCAAAGAGCCAGCGGAGGAGCCTCTCCCCAGTCCGACCAAAATGTTATTATCCCTTCCCCATCTGATAATGTCCCTCAGCATCAGAAAGTAGTCCACTACATCGCCTTCTTCTATGATGGATATTTCCGTGTTCAGTCTTTCCGTCAGTTCTTCTTCACTGTATCTATCCAGTATTTCCGGGTGTTCTGCCAGTCCGTCAAATACAAGCGATTCAAACATTTCTGTATTGGACGAATATTTCTTTTTCTCCTCTTCTGTCATTACATATTGGGGTGCATGCCGTACTTGTGTCTCCAGCAAATAATTACAATTTACCGATATGTAATTAAGATTTACCAAAGCTTCTTCAAACAGTCCGAAAAACTTGTCTTCGTCCAATATCAGTTTTGACAGTTCTTCGTAATACTCTTGATAGTTCTTCATGTACTGGTTGTCACTCTCATAATTCACTACCTTTGCCAATCTGTTAAGCTTTTCTCTTATAGGGGCGCACCGTCTTTCCAGGTACCAAGCGTCACATACCGCCACGGGCTTATACACACCCACGAACTTTTTCAGATTGTCAAGATATTTTTTATCCCGGTCATTCTTCTTGTATTCCACGGTATCAAGCTGGTAATAAGTGTCATTCCATTTTCTTGACAATATAGGGAGATTTTCAAACGTACATGTTTTCGGGTCAAGTAGTAGAAAACATCCGTCTTTCATTTCCTGCAATTCCTTTTCCGTGATAAAACCTTTTTCGTCAACATTCAGAATTTTGTTTATTTTCAATAGGTTATTCCACCCCTCCTTATTCTTGACTATCAGTTTTACCGTATATCTAACGTCCTTCTGTTCATTATATACGGTAACTTCCATACCGAATATAGGTCTTATGTCGCTTTTTAGACACGCATTTTGAAACTTGAACGCTGATGCAAGCGTATTCTTTTCGCATATACCAAGCGCTTTTATTCCTAAAAATTTCGCTTTTTCTACCCAATCGGAATAAGAGTGCATTCCATTCATCAATTCAAAATTGCCGTGCACACCTATATAGGTGTCAAATCTCAAGCTTTCGTCAAACAAATTTGCCTTTCCGATATACTGCAATCGGTTAAGTTTTACTTTATTCTCATCTCCCTTTTTAAGGTAATACCATACATCACCGAACCGGAAGACATAGTTGTCGCATTCCGTTCTGTCTCCTACCCACTGGAACGAATCGTCAAAGAAAATTCCGTTATCCTCTTTGTCCCATTGGAAAGGTTCAAACAACTCGAATGTTTGCCCGTCAATCTCTATAATATAATTATCCAAAGCATTGAAAGACAGAAAGTTATCCTCCAAATATTTGATTAAATCTTTATACAGTTCATCCATATTTTTAGGGTATAAAAAGGGAGTGAAGCGTATTTACTTACACTCCCTGTGAAAAATCAAATCTAATAAAAAACGGCAAGTTTATGATTTGTCAAAATGGTTTCTACAGCAAACGGAAACAACGTTGTAATGCGTTCCCAGCTCTTTTGCCATCCGGCTGAATGACCGACCGTCATTCTTTGCAAGTTCTTCCCATACCTTATATGATATACTCCCTTTCTTGTACGGGTTTTCTCCTTTAGGTGAAAGATTGAACTTTTTCTTTACATACCCTTTTTGGGTGTTTACAGATACCTCCTTTGCATATTCTTCAAGCGTCTTTCCCTTTGCTTCCAGTCTTTCAACAACTTGTTGCAAAAGGTCTTCCTTTCTGAATCCGGAAACATTCTGTATTCCAAGCTTCCGACCAACATTTCTTAAAGTCAACAAAGAAAATTCCATACATCAGTCCTCCTTTTTCCCGAATACGGCATCTTTAATCTGCTGTACTCGTTCTTCCGTTGAACCGGAAACAGAAATGTAGGGTATTCCGTAATTATCGACAATCTGCTTTATTTTCCGGTCTATTTCTTTCTGGTATTCTTCATCTTCCGAACGGACCTCATCACCTTGCAATCTGAATGTGATAGGAAGATAGACAAGTAAAGGGAATTCATATTTTCGCTTTACAATCTGTCGTTTCTCCTTAAAGTCTTCTTCTGCCAGGTTATTATATTCCGGGTCTTTCGGGCTGCAATTATCAAAAAGCCATGAAGTGTAGGCATTCACATCAATAATACATCTGTCACTAATGGAAGGTTGTTTCATAGCATCTTCCATTATTTGGGTGTATTTGTCGAATATTTTCTTTTGTGATTCAGAAGTACCCTCCTTATTGATAGCTATTCCCTCTTCTTCAACCATCGTTCTGACAACATTCGTGTAAAACTTCCAGTTGTCAAATTCCGGTTCGTTCTGCAAGGCTTTCAATAGGGTTGTTTTCCCTGTACCCTGCGCCCCGGTCATTAATATTTTGTCAAAATTTCTCATCTGTTGTCTCCTGCTCCATGAATTTTGTCACGCTGTTTGCGTGAAAACAGTTTTTCGATATTCTGTTCGGCAATCTTTTCTGTATCAAGACCGACGCGGTTAATCATACTGTTTATAACCTTCCAGGCGTTTTTCCAGGCTTCCAAAACAGCTTTCTTTCTTTCTTCCGGAAATACATTCTGCTCGGCTTCTTTCCAATCGTCACGCAACCACTTTTTAACCTGGTCTGCAATCTTTCCAACTTCCACGGGCAAATCAAACACACCTGCACCTTCCGCATTTGCCAGCGATTCTTTCCAATCCCAGCCTTCAATATCGAGATTGCACTCTTTGCGAATCATAGCGAGATACCAAAACATATCTCCAATTTCTTTAGAGATTTCTTCCGTTTCTGCCTCGTTATTGATTTTCTCATAGGTTTCTCCCATCTCTGAACACAAACCAAGTGTTACATAGGACAAAGCCACTTTTTCGTTATAGCAAGCTGTGGTAGCTGCCTTTTCTTCATACTCGAAATAATCCATATCTTTTGTTTTTTAATTATGATGCAAATATAACAATTTAATTTTCAGATAAACAAATATTATCTCTATTATTTCAAATCTTTCATATCAATTTTTCTAACCATCTCATTTTGAAATAGGTATAAGGTATCTGTTCCGGCACGTCATTAATCCATATCACTACATTATCGTCATTCGGATGATTTATCTTCACTTTATATTCCTTCCCCTTGTATATCACTACGGTACCCGGTTTCAATAGGTGAAACCTATCCCAGAACATAACCGACTTTTTCGTTTTCTCCGAATATTGCAAGTTCGGCAATCCGTATTCCTGCAAAAACTCTTTCAAATAAAAATCTGAAAACGCCTTGTCACTGTCAAACATCGTACCAAGACGGAACCTTTGTTTCAAGTTCAGAATCTTTGCTTTCTTCTTCTCCGCTATGTCCTTATATATCTTCACAAGCTCGACACTTTCTATACGGTTGTAAACTATCGAGCGTAATCTACAACTCAAATACTCCAATTGCAAGTTAATTACAAACTGCTCCAGACTGATTTTCCGTGATTTTTCCATGTCCCTATTTTTGACTTCAAATCTAACAAAAATTAGGATAAATGGCAAAAAATCAGAACTATAAATGTCTTGTATAATAATTAATCGGTTCCGTCATATTGTCAAGCGCCCATAGGAGTTCTTCTTGTGTCGCATCCCCAGGGTCTTTCTCCTTGTCTTCCAATTCGGCAATCTGCACATTGAAATACCTTTGTAGGGTCATTGATACCGTCTTAATCATTTCCGGCTTATCCGGGTCATACATCAGAATCACATTCCTTATACCCGGCTTATCCCTCAATAACCTTATCTGGCTTAATCCCATATTGTTACCGAACGTAAACACGCACTTTATATCGGGTGATTCATAAAGATGCAGTTTCGTATCTACCGATATGTAGTCAAACATTCCCTCCACGATTATAACCGTGTCCGTCTCGTCCGTTATATTGTCATACCCTCCTATCACATGGGAGAACCCGTCACGCGAATTTTCATACCTCAATACAAGCTTTTCTTTGCCCTCCTTGAACCTTTGAAGGTTCTCTTCGTGCCATTCCTTACTTTTTTTTGAACGTGCCAACCATGCGGCTAATTTGCCGTTCATGGTAAACTGGAATATGAACTTATCGTGCAGCTTTCTTTCAAGAAAGAATTTTGTTTCTGCCGGACGGAATTCTTCATAATACCTTTTCACGAATCCCCTTTTATCCAAATATTCGTCCTTTTCTATATATTCCAGTTTTTTAGGAAGGGTGCATTCCTTGATTTCCTCTGCTGTTTCCTCTTCTTCATCGTCTATTAGAGGGGTCAATTTCTGCATTTTTACGGTGTTCTCGTAATCCTGCTTTATGAGGTCTTTTCTTCCTATCTTTTCCAAGAACTTTTTTAAAGTTGTCTTTGTGCCGCATTTGAAACAATGGAATGCACCGTTATTCCCGGCATCATTGAACTTTATCCCCCATTTCCCTTTTTTATTGCAAAAAGGACATTCCTTGTTCCTATCCTGCATGAAACCTTTTGCTCCGAACAAAGATAGGTTCAGTTCGGATATTACCTCGTTTTTATCAACCCTAAACATCTTTCCTCCAAAACATTAACCGTTTCCAAAAGCTTTTCTTTTTCGGCTTCAAATCCAAATCATCAAGAAAATTCGTATCATCTTCAAGCGGTGATATAGGCGCATCCTGGATTATTGGCAGCGCATCCACAAAAAGTTTTTCTTTTGAAACTTCAATAAAACGAATACTTGGATTCATTCTTGTACCACAATCTATATGACTGCACATAAATTTGTTTAAAGCACAATATTTACATCCACTTTCTTCTTGTTTCAAATCATCCTCTATCGCTTTCAATATCATGCCTTCGTATTCAAACACTTCTCCAACTTTATATCTTTTCATATCCTCTAAACTAATATCTGTTTGACTTCTTTTTCTTGTCTCCCTCAAGAAGACATTACAAAGATAAGATTATGTTATGA